GTTGCGGAACCGGGGCGGCAGCGCCGCCTGGAGGTTGTAGACGTCGGGGTAGGCGGCCGTGCCGCTGAAGGCCGTGCCGGTGGCCGAGGGCGCCACCCGGGAGCCGGTGCCGAGGGCGGCCGCGATGCCGAGGGGCACGGTCGTGCCCGAACCGGTGGTGAAGTAGGCCGACTCCAGCCGGTCCTTGGCGTCGGCCAAGAGGCCGGGCAGCTGCTCGCCGAAGTTGGTGTCGTCCAATGCTTCGTAGGACCCGAGCACCCACGCCACCGCCTTCTGGGGCACGACCTGGACCTGACCGACGGTAGGCGACATGTCGGCCGCCGTCGTCGCCTCAGCGATGAAGGCAGCGGTGACACCGGCCGAGTTGACCCCCTGCCAGGCGTTGCTGGTCGTCTGCACCACCCGGGCGATGCGCCGGAAGGGGTTGGCGCTCGCATTGTTCGTTAAAATTACGCTGGGATCTAGGACGTACGGCAGGAGATATCCCCCGCTCGCATTGGTGAGATTTATGGCCCGCATGCTCATCGGGAGCTGGTCCATTTTCGCTTGACCCACCATCGGGTCCTCCAGGTAGGCCCGGAAGGCTTCCCGGTACTCGTGGCTGCCGGTGAGCAGGATGTGCTTGGAGACCGACGCCGGCGTGCCCAGGTTCTGGCTGCGCTCGTAGGCCGTCTCGGCGAAGTCATGGCCGAGCTCACGGGACTTCTCGTCCGCCTCGATGAGCGCGGCCGACCGGGCCCGCAGCTCGCCGAAGGGGACCAAGTCGTGGGCGACCCGGTCGAGCTCGGCGAAGGGGTCGACCTTGGTCCGCATGAACATGGTCGGCGCCTCGGTTGGCACCGACTCCTCCCGGTTGTCGGGGGTAGCCGCGGCCTCGGTCACCCGGGCGATGGCCGCCATCCGCTCCCGGATGGGCTTCACCCTGGCCTCGAGGTCGTCATGCTCGGCGATGAGCGTGTCCTGGAGGATGACGTCGTCGTCGGACGGCTCGGGGCTGCGGCTCAGTTCGCCCAGCTGGGTCCGCAGCGAGGTGAGCCTGGTTTCCATTTCCTGCAGTGTGGTCATGGCAGTGGAGCTCCTTGTCGGCTCAGGAAGGCGGCGTAGGCCGCCCGGATCTGTTCACGGTTGGACCGAGCCGAGTGCACTCGAGGCGGGTCAGCGTCGGCGATGGCGGGACCTTCAGCTGAAGGTGTGCCGAGGGGGAAGCTGCCGAGCAGGAGCTCGGCCAGCTGCATGGACCGCACGCCGATGATGTCGGCGCCGGGGTTGGCGGGGAACAGGGCGGGGCCGAACTCTCTCAGCGTCGACTCCATCCGCCTCACGGTCTCGCCCCGGTAGCGCATGCTGCCCCGCCGGGGCGGCTCGGACCGCTTGAACATGCCCGAGAAGCTGTAGCCGGTGATCGAGCCCGACTCGATCCCCTCCAGGATGTTTCTGGCCCGCTCGGAGTTGTGAAAGCGGGTCCGGGTGAACAGGCCCCGGCTGTCGGCGGTGACCTCCTCGGCCACCCCGATCGGGATCGAGGCCTCGGGGTCGGGGGTGCCGTGGGGGGTGAGGCCGTGGTTCCACAGCACCGGGAAGGACCGGCCCGAGGAGCGGGCGTGGTCGAGGGCCCGGTTGAAGCAGCCCCGGTCGATCACCTCGGTGTACTCGCCGTCGGGGTCGTGGATCTCGTAGCCCTTGTCGAAGATGGCCGCGTACGCCTCCACCACCCGGCCGCCGCTGCCGTCGGAGCGGACCCGGATGTCGTCGGCGTGGATGGTCCGGAAGGTGGGCAGCTCGAGCGCCCGGGACGAGCCGTCGGACACCTCGATGCCGAAGCGTCGGCAGGCGGCCAGGATCTTGGGCATGGCCTGCTTGCCGAACGGCGACTGGGGCGCCCGGGCCAGGGCGTTGCGGGCATGGGCCTCGTCGTGGACCGGGAAGTGCCGGAGCGACCGGGGCACCGTCTTTCCCTGGGCGTCCTTCTTCCCCCCCGGCTCGATGTAGGCGAAGGCGGAGTCGGGCAGGTCGTTGATGGAGGCGGCCGTCATCTCGGCCCGAGTGGCCAGATCAGGCCGGCAGGCCAGGCATTCGCAGCCCATCTCAGTCGCCCTGAGTCTCGGGAGGACGGCCGATCTCGCCGTGGCCGCCCACCACCGCGGGCCCGTTCGACACGATGAAGCCGTGAGCCGCGGCCTGGATGCCGTCGACGTAGCTGGCCGTGGTCGACAGGTCGTCGCGCACCGCGGCTTCGGCCGCGTCCATGCCGGCGTTGGGATACAGCCCGCCGGGCCCTGCGCCCGGCGGGGAGATGTCACTCATCCCGAACCACCTCCCTCGATGTCGTTGATGGCCAGGCCCTGGTCCCACTCCCGGGGAGCCTGGTCGGGCAAGCCGGCGCCCGTCATGACGGCGTGGCCGGAGTTGTTGTAGGCATTGCCGGCCGCGGTGGCCTGGCTCATGACCGAGCCGACGTCGGGGTAGGGGCCGGCCGCGGCGGTGTTGTGGTCGGCGCCGCCGATGTCGGTTCCCTGGCGCTGTTGTTTGGGTGTGAATGCCATCAGGGACCCTTTCCGTTGGTGGGGGTGGTGTCGGGCGCCGGGGCCGTGGCCGAGACGACCCCGGCGCCGGGGCCGGGCAGCACGATGGGGGCGGGCTTGGCCATGGGGACGTCGGAGGTGATGTTGAGCGGCAGGCCGGGGTGGGTCAGCTGGCCGAAGTCGTCGGCCGTCACCGCCGCCACCGCGCTCATGGGGTCGAAGCCGTACTTGACCAGCTCGCCGATGGCGGTGGCCTGGGTGAGGGAGGTCTGGGCCCGCTCCTGCTCGCCCTGGCGGAGTGCGGCGATGTCGCTGGTGTCGTACCACAGCCGGGCCGGGCCGGGCACAACGATGAGCTTTTCCAGGCAGGCGCACAGCGATCGCCACAGCGGCCGCATGGTCAGGTCGGCGAAGCGGCGCATGGCCTGCTGGTAGTTCGAGTAGGTGCTGGCGTTGAGGCCGGCCTCGATGCCGACCACGATCGAGGGCACGCCACTGGCGACCAGGATCCGGTTCTCCCCCGCGGCCTGGACGGTGGAGAAGTTCATCTGCTCGAGGGTGTTGCCGATGACGGTGGTGTCGGCCCCCTGGTCGAGGATCATGGTGCGGAAGGCATTGTCGGCTCCGCCGTGGCGGGCGGTGATCCGCTCCCGGAGCAAGTCGATGGTCTCGGGCTGAAGCTTCTGCTTGTACTTGATCAGCAGGTTGGGGCTGGCCGCGTTGTCCAGGTAGCGCTGTTTGTAGGTGGTGAGGGCGGCGTCGGCGGCGATCTCCCGGATGACGGGGGTGAGCCAGCTCATGCCCCGCCAATTGGCCAGGGGGTCGGGGATGGGCGACCAGTGGGCCACCTCGTCGACGGTGTACAGCTCGGCCGACTTGGACGGTCCGGCCACCCCCGGTGTGGGCGTCGGGTCCCATAGGTAGCCGGTGACCCGGCGGTAGCTGTTGCCGGTGGCGGCGTCGCGGGCACTCTCGGAGACGATGGTGACCTGGTCGGGCCGGAGCCTGAGCAGCTGGTCTGAGCCCTTGGCCACGTAGAAGTTCCCGGCCAGGTCGACGTCCTGGATGGCCCGGGCGATGAGCTCGCCGGTGGTGCCGCCCGGCCAGGGGTTCTCAAGGACCGGCAGGCCGTCGGGGTCGTTGTTCCCGAACAGCCTGTTGTTGAGCAGGTTCTGGTATTTGAACTGGGCCTCTGAACCGAGCATGACCCGGGCCAGGATGGCGGCGAAGACGACGCCGTTGCCGCTGTAGGCGTTGTTGGCCATGGAGGCCAGCGTCGGCAAGATGGTCTCCCGGTCGGGGCTGCCGTAGGAGGTGGTGAGCACGGCCGCGCCCGAGGCCAGGGCCTCGTTGTAGAACATCTGGCGATAGCGGATGCGGTCGATCAGCCTCATGCCGAGTTCCGGTAACGCTCGAGGATCTCGACGTTGGGCCCTTGTGGCCCGGGCCGGCCGTCGTCACGGACCAGGGCGTAGAGGGCGATGCCGAGGGAGTCGACGATGACGGCCAGGCCGACGGCCCAGCGGCCGATCAACCAGGCGCCGCCGATAAGCCCGCAGGCAGCGAGGAGGAGGAGCAACATCGTGACCTTCACTTGGCCCTCCTCACAGCACGTACAGGGCCGGCTGGCCCATGCCGTCGACCTGGGTCGAATAGCCCCACAGGGCCAGCGACGCCGCCACCAGCGGACTGATGTCGG